TCAAGCATCAAGCACCACTAAACCAGAACCTAGTTCAGGTTCTGAAGTTTCAAGCTACAAGCATCAAGCTCCAAGCGACAAGCGTCAAGCTTAGGCTTCAAGCCACAAGCTACAAGCTCATCTATCCTTGATCCAGGGATCAAGTAGTACTGAACAAGTTTCGAGGACCTTTGACAAAGGGTCTCGACTAAGATGAAAGTATTATTCGGATGTGTCTTATGGAACGCAATTTGGTGTGGTGAAAATCGAACTTTATTTCCTTTTGTAACTTTTAACTCTACTGTAAAAAAGTGGCCCAAAGTATTATAGCCCAATAGATCGGGAGTACCCAAAGCGCTAAGGTTTTCAATCCTAATCCACGAAATATCTTTAGAAACTTTACGAAGTTTTTTATATAATTTAGCTTCCGGGCCCATGCGGATTTTGGGGTTACATCGTCATCCATCTAATAATCTTTTTGTAGTTTCTCAGGTAAGATTATACTTGATGGTTTTTGAGTTTTAATAACTAATCTGTGTGCTGTATGACCTTTATGTCCTGCAATTGGAATAGAGTTTTCATGCACTTCCATACGTCTGACTCCCGCAAGTTTGCCATTAACTTCTACAAACACTTGCGCGTTCTTAATTGCATCTGATCCCTCAGTAAATTGAGATAAGAATTGTTGAAGGTCTTGTACTCTCATAGTCCTGCTTTTTTTAACATCTCTTGATAGTCTCTAACCTTCTCAACTAGGTACTTGTTATCCCTTTGTAAGTTTCTCATCTCTGGAGAGTTATTTCCAATTGCTTTTAAGTTAGCCATTTCAACTTCAACTTCTGTAATTTGTTTTCTTAGTTGTCCGTTCAATTCTTGATGTGAAGAATCTATAATTCTAAGGTTATTATTCTCTTCTGACAATCTGTCAATCTCTTTTTTTAAACCTATGACTTGTGCTGACATTTCTTCTATAATTTTTTTATTGCCATCCAATTGATTCTTAGTTCTAACCCAATCAGACTCTCTCATCTTATAAGCCCAAATTTCTCGCTTGTGTTGGTCAACAAGTAAACTTAGATCTAGTTCTCCCCTGTCATCGCTTTCGTGTTTTCTCTCGCTTTCATACGTCATATCTTCTCCGTGTTCTTTCAAATTGTTATAAGTTCGTTTATCTTTCATACCTTGACAATATAGGATAGTTACCTTAAATTGTCAATATGGGAGTTCCAAAAAGATTAACAGAAATGCAAAAGAGATTTGCAGAGTTCATCGTATTCGGTGGACCAGACGGTCCCGTCTCTCAAGGTGAGGCCGCTAAGCTAGCTGGCTACTCAGAAAAAAGAGCGAGACAAGAGGGATCAGAATTAATGAATCCTAGATTGTCGCCGTTGGTAGCAGCATATATAGGTAAGCTAAAAGAAGAAAGACTAAAAAAGTTTGAAGTTAACTATGAAACACATGTAGCTGAACTTGCACGTATTAAAGAACTCGCGTTAAAGAAAGGCTCTTTCTCTTCTGCAGTAAACGCTGAAACAAATCGTGGAAAGGCTGCAGGATTATACATAGACAGAAAAATAATAAAAACAGGGAAACTAGAGGATATGACAGAAGAACAATTAGAAGCAAAGATGAAACAAATTTTATCCGACTACGAGCCTCTTTTAAATGCGCAGACTGTTGAAGGTGAGAGTGAGGAGCAGCCAAAAAAGATTTCATCAAATTAAGTTAAAGGAAATAGAAATCCTTTTTTCCTTTTTATTTAAGTTTGGCTCTACCCTGTGTTTAAACCATCCCGGAAACAGTATTACCTGATTCTCAAGTGGTGTCATTTTCCATACCGCGCTGTTGTATTTATTATGTTCTGATAAACTACTAGATGGCCAATCATATGCTAAAAAAGATGAAGCGGGATGTAAAAAAGCTATTTCACTATTGTTTGGTGTTAAATAAAACGATCCTGAAACAACACTGTAATTATGTGAGTGTTCAATATTATAATCCTTGTAACCATTTATATTTATCCACACAGTGTCTATCTTTAAAGGATCTTTATAAGCAATTCTTTTTCTGTAATGCTCTCCAACTCTTAAAATCTCTTTAAACAAATCATTTAAAGGTGCATGCTCACCCGTAAGACGTGGTGATTGCCAACCGCCTTTATTACTTACATTACTGCTTTTAGTTGTTTTTTTCATAGCCAAGCAATACTTAGCCATCTCTTTCACATTCAGGTTAAATTTTTCTGAATGAATCGGAACAGGAAATAACTCCATAATTTTTTATATTCTATATCTTTTGTATCCTTCTTATCCACTGTCTTGGTATCATAGTTCTATCACCAAAACTAAAACTACCATCATCTTCCTTATCATAAGATGCAAATAGTTTTATTGCCTTCTTGTCTTTCGAGTATAACCACCCTTCATTAATTGGTCTTGCAAAAGACATCTTATCAAACTCTTTCTCGGTTGCCCAGCCCGAATCACTCACACAATCGATCCACTCCACTCGGACTTTAGGAAAAGGTATTTCGGGAGTTGTTGAGTTTACGACTATTTTTCTTCTTTTCTTAGGCATAATTTCTTCTAGCATCTATATAGGGATCTGAAAAGTTTAAAAAGTTTCAAAAAGTTTCCTCGCGCGCCCGATAGGGCTTTTTGAGAAGTTAGTATTTATGCGGTTAATTTAACATGGTACCAAATAATTGGTACCATAAACCACATTTGGTCCATAATTGGTCCCACTTTAAGCCAGTATTTATGCGGCTGTCCCTTGAAAAGTACCAAAGTACCAATTATTTTGCTCCAAAAAAAATTTATAAATTTTTTTAAAACTTTTTAGAACACTATATGGTACCACAAAATCTAATTTGTGCCATAATACTGCCGCAAAGTTGCCATATTTTCTTTGGCTTCTGCAACAATGTGTAACAATTTGTCAATTTCACCCGTAATATCTATGTGTTCTACAATCACAGATTGTGGAGATGCCATCAACATGTCTATTTTAAGCAGTGCGTCTTCCATCTGGTGCTGGTAGCGCACCATCAGTGCCTTATAGATTTGCTCTCTCATTTACCCTCCTTTTTAATTAGTGAATCACCAAACTTGCCTCTAAAGCCCCATGATCCATGATGCGTGGTCCATGAGTCCAGATTCGCGTAGATCTTAATACTACAACGTCTAGCGAGCTCAGAGAATGCTAAATCTTCACCCTTCCACTCATGGTCATTAAAACTAGTGTCCCAAAAATTATACATATACTTTTCAATCGCGCCCTTATATCCAACTTCAGCATCCATCTTATCAGCATGCGCTTTATCAAACTTAATTCTTCTATTAGCGTATTTCGCCATCAACACTTTAAACACAGATCTATTAATTAACATTAAACCAGCAGGAGCAGACTTAAGTTCTACTAAATCAAATGGTAAAATTTTTATATTATCAGGATCTAAATGTTCAACCGGATATCTAACCTGATTAGGATGTTCTTTTAACCTATACGGAGTGACTACAATATCCTTTTCAGGTACTAACATTCTAAGTACAGCATCAGGTGGAAACTCCACATCAGCATCAACGAACAACATGTAATCATACTCAGATGCCATGAAGCCAGCAGTCAATAGATTCCTCGAATGAGTAATCAAAGAAGATTTAACCGATTTAAAAATACATTCAACACCGGACCTTGCTAACACTGCGTACGTGTTAAGAAGTGAGACACAAGTCTCAACCTTCATCGTGTCATAACACGGCATGGCAATAAAAACTTTAGGTTTATTTTTTTTCATTAGCCGCCTCTTTTTTTTCAAAAATATTATCATCCGACACCTTGAAGTTAGCGGCCACTGTTATTCGTGTCGCCTTAGATCTAAACGAAGATACCGAATGAGTTAGGTTCCATGGAAAAATAAAAAAGTCTCCAATCTCAGGTCTAAAACCAAATGCGTTAGCATGAAAGTTTTGTGGATTACCTATAAAAAAGTTTAACGCCGCAGGACCATCGCCGGTACCCTTCCATGCCTTCTGTTCCTTCTTTATCTTATCAGGTACATCTAACACCAAGACACTAGATAGATGGCAGTTATGATGTATGTGTGGTGGATTAGACTCACCCTCTTTCATATAATTAACCCATGCAGATGTAGTTTCAATAGCGTTTAAATTAACAGCGTACCAATTCTTATAAGCAACGCCGTATGCTCGTAGATAAGGTGTTATAATTTTAGTGTACTTAGGAGAATCAATTTTATATTCACCCTTAATGATACCAGCTAAATTATCACTCCAGACTTCATTACTCTCATCACAAAGTTCACGTAAAGCCTTGATATCATTAGGTTTTATCTTAGTCCTAAATAGTAACGGCCCCCAATGAAAAATTGTATAATCTAATTTTTCTTCCTCTATCGTTTCACTTATAATTGGTTTCATGTTCTCTCCTTTGTTTGTCTTACTGACTCCTTGTAGGATTCAGATAATTCTTTTTTCTCTTTTTCAGCGTGCTCTAAAAAATCTTTAGATTTTATTTTTACATCCGCTTGTTCTTTCTCATCAAATCTTAATTCATTATACATATCTAATCTCTTCAACCACTTATGTTTCCAAGACCTTAAGTCAGCGTCTTGAAACTTAAACTCTTGATAATACAGGTCAGGTGTACAGACCATAATAATACCTTGTCTAATTTGTGATTGATAAACGTAGTCATGTGCCATACAATACGCCGCAATTTGTAAAAAATAATCTTCAATCCACTCTATCTTCTTAGGTCGATTTGCTTGCTTAAAATCAATGATAGTATCTAAACCATTGTGCTTACAAACCAAGTCAGTACTACCAGCGTATAGACCCGGATAATACAACGTGACTTCCGACCCGTAATACTCTTCCACAGGGAGTAAACCTTCTTCAATAATTTTTTGGGCCATGGGCTTCGCCGCTTGTCCGATCCCCGTAAGATCATCGTACCCAATTCCTTGAATATGAGATTCCAAGAATTTGTGCATGCTGGTCCCACGCTTACTAGATAGATTCTTGATTCTTTCCGCTTCTTGTTCTCCAACTTTGGCCTTCCAATCTTTTAAGAATTGTTGATTTTTTGTACGGCCTAATATCGTAGTTACACTAGGAAGTCTATACCCTGCGACCTCATAGGTCCGTGATCCTTGGTCCGTGTACTGTGTTCCAGTGATGTATTTATATTTATTATTTAGTTTCATCCTTCTTCCATTCCCAATAACCTTTAACCCATGAGTTAGGGTCATTATCTATATCTTTTATTAACTTTTCAGTTGCAGTTAACTTTTCTTTCTTAGTATTTTTTTTAAAAATTTCGTCCCATCGTTTACGGTACAGATCTGTGGAAACTCTTGATTTACCATCCCATTTTCTACCTTTAGATTTCTTACTCATGATACATACACCATCATAAGTAGACTTAGGACCGCAACAAATGTGAGTCCACTAAACAATAATATAAAAAAGTTACTTCTTGGATCCCGCATGTAATTTCTGAGCTTCATTGTATTTTTTCATGTCTTTTAATTGAACTGAGTTGGCAATATTACCAGCAACAGATATTCTAGTCACATCAGAATAGAATGGTGCCACGTAATGTTTTACCCACGCAGGAAAGATAAACATATCTCTATTGGTAGGTTTAACAGATTGATAAGTGATAGATTGTCTGTTGCCTTCACCATAAATAAAACCTAGTGATCCAGGCCCACCTGATCTACCGTCATATGCTTCTTGTTCTTTAGTAATTTCGGGAGGTACATCTAAGAATATAACAAATGACAATTCATCAGAATGATCGTGTGGTGGATTAAATTCATTTTTCTTCATAAAGTTAACCCACAAAGATGAAAGCAAATAATTAGGTTTATCCTCAGGTTTATAACGAAGATTCTTATGCTTTTGAAATGCTTCATCATAAACACCTAAAACTTGAGCTATCCATGGAAGAAATATTTCTTTCTTACGAAACATATATTCCTCTTTAATAACTCCAGCAAGTTTATTACTATAATCTAATTCTTTAACTCTACTAGCTTTGGCTTCTTCTAATAATAGTTTATGAAAATCTTCTGAAATTTTCAAATGAACTATACATGGTCCCCATGTAAATACACCATATGATATTTCTTGTTTTTTATCTGTCATTCTAAATTCATTGCCTCTTTATATTGCTGCATACTTACCACCTTACCATCAACATTATACTCAGGTGTATAGTGATCTATAATTTGTTCTATCTTTTGAAGTTTAACTTTAGAATGAGGCCAAAATAAGCGACATACATTAAAAGCATCTCTATGACTACACCTCCATCGGTATTGCATTTTTTTACCCATCTGTCCTTTGCCGGGTGGTTTTTTAGCAAATGACCCTACGGCTAAAGTTTCGTGAATCCATTTAATAATATCTTCTTCTGTCATAGATACTTCTAATTGTATGGTCCAAGTTGGATATGCCTTCTCCTTTTTTGTTCTTTTTCGCATGTATTGTTTGTAAGTAACGTGTCCTTCACCGTCAAACAAACCAGCTATATAAGCTATATCACTTTCTTTCATTTATTTCCTCTCTCAATTATCCACTTAAATGTTGATGTAGCTGGATCAAAACCATCCATGTCTACTTTGCTGCAACTACTTAGCAGGATTATAATTCCAATAAGAATCACTATCTTCATGTTTAATTTCTCCTGTAGATTCGCACTCCCAACATTGATGGATATTAACTTCTCCATCTTCTTCGTCTTTTGTTTTAATAAAGCCATTGCCTTTACAATTAAAACAAATAGTTATCATTTCTTGTCCTTTATTTTGCCATTAAGTTTTTTTGCTTTCTCGTTTGCCAAACATTCTACAGTCTTGCTAATTGAAAGTTTTGCATCGGGCAATAAAACTTTAGACAATGATATTAATGTATTGTATGTTTCTTTTGTTAACGAAACATTTCTATATTTAGTTATATCAGTCATTGTGTCCTTTCATATATTTCTGAGCAATATATAGGATCAAAGGGAGATTTGTCAAGTATGAAATTTATATTAAGTATGATTATGTGTACAAGTGTTTATAATATGTGCATAGATCCAATACCTTTACCCACAAAATATAATAGCCATTATGAATGTATGATAGCTGGCTACGAGGAGTCTATTAAAAAAGCCAAAGAGATTGGTCCAGCTGAAGTTAATAAGTATGGAACTATTATAAAATTTTATTGCACTCAGGAAAGTACCATTTGACAATGTGTCCAAATTGTGTTAGAGGCTAAGATCTTCTCACCACAATAACCTATCGTTTTGATTCCCTCTTTACGATGGGTTTGTCATGATAAATTGATATTAATATTAATTCTTAAGTTTTCATCTGTTTGTGCCACGCTGCAATGTTTAATTGACCCATCAAACAACACTAATTGATTTTCAACAGAAACAACTTTTTCTCCATTTTCAAATAATGTGTATCCATTATTCGTATTAACAGAAAATAGAGCAACAGTATGGTTTTTATTCATGTCCGTGTGCATTGCGCTTTTTATGTGCTTATGTTTTTTTGTATAACAATTAACCTTTGCACGGTGCAAGTAGTTGAAATTTAAACGTCCTAAAATAGGCATTAATACTTGATTAAAATAATCACTTTTTTGTTGATCTTGATTATATAATATATGTACAAAATAATAATCGCCGACGTCTTTTTTATCAGCTACATAATCATTATAGTAGTGTGGGAAATTTGGTGACAATAAAAGATTCTTAATGTCTAAAAATACATTCTTATCTTGTATAAAATTGTTAATTATTTTCATTCACAAATAAATCCTTGTACTGTCCCTCTCCCATCTTTGAGGTACCAGCCGCTGGTATTATCGTTTGTATCTTTATAAGTTGCAATCTCTACCCTATGATCGTCGGCAAACATCAGACATTCATGTACTTTCATTGGTTTTGCCAAATCGTACTTCTCTTTTACTAACGTTCCATCGAACAGTAGTATTAGTATTATCAATGTTTTTGCCACGTGCAAACTCCTTTACAAGTTTATACCATAACTCTTTATACTTAGGGTCTTTTGTTTTTTTCCACAGTATTGCTACTTCGTCTATCTTCTTTATCGTCACCTGTTTTTTTACCCCATGTTATTATACGATCTAAATTATGAGCTTTCATCTTAATAATAGGACCATAAGGTTTCCATGCTTGCGCTACTAAATTAAGTTCAATCACTAAATTAGACCATTGTTTAGAAGTTATATTACTTACTTTTAAGTTTATACTTTTTTCTTTCATACTTTATATATAGGGCTTTATAGGATGTTTGTCAACGTCCTTTTCTACCTTTTCCTCTATATTTTCCCATTCTTTTTTCGTGTTTATTTCTATTTTTTTTATGACGACCCGGACGCTTTTTAGGTTTATCGCGTTTAGGTTTAGTAACTACACCAAATCTAGCTTTTTTACCCATTTTTAAACGAAGGTTTTACTTCAATACGAGTAGACTTATTTATGTGAGGCATATAACTAATTTTACCATTTATCTTTTGTTCTAAATCAGTTCCGCATGTAACACATCTATATATAGTTTTATAAATAGATACGAATACACTTTCCTCTGTGCAATGTGGGCATGTGCCGTTTACAACTTGAGCTTCTACATTAAATTCTTTCAAATATTTTTCGTCCATGTTTCTCCTTACGTGTGTACTTCTTTTTATCCTTTATTACTGTAGGTGTAAAGAATTTTAAAATCTTAGCTACTGGGTTTTTTCTTCTATTTTTTTTAAGAAAAAATGCGTATAATTTTTTATTCAAGAATTATTGCTTTTATGGATTTTTCACCCATGTATATTTCTGTCTTTGCTTTACCCTTCCAGCATTTATAAGACACGCTTTCACTGTAGGTCCTCTCCGCTTCACGCTTACCGCGTAAACAAACTGCCATCGATGGTTGAATACGGTGCTCCTTAATTTCTCCGTTTACGAACATTAATAATCCTATCACCGCTTCAATCATTTTCCGTTTCCATTTTTGTAGTGCATATCTCTAGCTTTGTCTTTTAATGA